GGGGCACTCTTGTTCCAAGCTATTGGTTTCCGTGAAGCCAACTTAGCTAACCTCCAAGATGTTAACTTTAAGATGTACACGGAAGGGCAGAAGATATCCATAGAGCGTAATAACATCCTCCGTAACATCGGGGATGCCTACATGAAGGGGCAAGATGATCGCTTCGCCGAATGGTTAGGAAAGGTAGGGGAGTTTGATAAGAAGTACCCGATCACGGGTGTTGTCATCACCGGGGAGTCTATCCAGAAATCTCTGAAGAAGATAAACGAAGCGCGGGGGAAAAACTGGAGAGGGTTGGCGCTTACCCCCCAGAACATCATGTTGTTCATGGAAGCTGCTGCCCCAAGCCGGGAGGCTGCGGAGTGGCTAGAAAAACAAGCTAAGGCCAAGTAAAAAAGCCCCCCTGCATTACGCTAGGGGGGCAATGGGCGAGCGCCCAGGAGGAGAAACGTCCGGTGGTAGTCTAACCTACGTCCTCCAGACACGCAAGCCTTTTATGCCCTTGACGATCACAACCCGTGAGATCATCGTCATACCTAGTCGGCGAAACACTCGCGTGAACTCCTTCCTAGCTGCCCTTGCGTTCACACAAGGGATGAAGACTGAGCAGCCAGGATGGAATGACTCCCAGTTAATTGTGTACGATATTGTCTCGATCAGCATCGGTAGGTGGCTTCAGGTAGTCATCCATGCTAAGGAAGTCTTCCCCACTCGTATCAAACTCTAGCGCACGAATAGCCGGTGACACCATCGGCATACCTTTAGACATGCGCTTGTTCGCAGACACGATGAAGATTTTCTTATCAAGCAGAGTCTTGAGGGTAGCCTTGTAGTTGATCTGCCGCTCGACGCAGTAGTTCTTAAACGCACCGGCAGCAATGAACATCCGCTTGCGGTCAGGCTCATACCGAATCAGAAGCTCGCCCCTCGGGACAGCAATCGGAGCTTGAGACAGATTGCTGCGAGCATCTAGGTTGCCGTTCACCACCAGCGCGTTGCCCATGTTGTAGTTCACGAAGTCGCCGATGACGTTGAGCAAGTCGGGTGATGGTGGCTTGATCTCTTCCCTCATACTGTCGAGCATCTTAACCAGCCACTCGTACAGGGACTTCATGTCGAAGTTGTGCAAATCTAGCTGCTTGGCAATCAACCCACCCGCAATGTTGCAGGCAGCGACTGCTGACCAGAACCGCTCACGACTGGTGAACTGCACATCCCTGTCGAGCCTAGCCTGCACCTTACGCACCAGATCGACTGCTTCCTCTAGGTGCCCGACAAGCCACTGCGCGTAGATGTCCCCTGCATGACCGTAATTCTCAAACAGTTGGTGGTCGAACATCTCCTTGCCACGCTCGGTTGAGATGATGCCGGTAGGTTCGATCTTGTACTCAAGCAAGCGCATGGACTCACCATCAGGAGAATCCTTAGCAGCACCAAGCTTCTCGTAAAAGCTAGCGTTCGCCGACGTTAACGTGATGCCCTGCCAGCTAGTCAAGTTGACCCGCTCTTCGTTCGCCGACCCCTTCATGCGGTGCTTGCCCCGGCCTTGCGAGATACTGTAGGCAAGGTCAGAGAACTCTATCGGCGAGGTGTTCGTGATCTCATCGATGGTATTCGGCAGGTTGTTCATCACCCCCAGTCGGTGCAACTTGACATTAGGGGTGTCCTTCCACATCGACCCAAGTTCCTTGGGGTGGCCCCAGATACTATTGCACATGTACAGCGACGTAGACTTACCAGAACCTGAAGTGCTATGGATCACGTTGATGATCGCACCGCTCATGCCGGTAAACTTAAGCAGTAGTGAACCGAACCCCGTCAAGGCAGCGAACGCATTCGGCTCTAGCCCCGGCTGACCGTACATGTTGAACACTTCCTTCCACTTCTCAAGCGTACCGACAGGCTGTATAAGCGCCGCAAGTGACTTGGTGGTAGTTGAGGGTGGACTATAGAACGTCCCTTGTGCCGTGATCTCCCGATCACCCACGATCATCCGGCTATCTCCGGCAGTCCAACCAAATTGTGTGTGCATAATTTCTTTCTTGGTAACTATCTGCATGTTCTTAATGGAAATCCCAATGTAGTAGTACAGCAAATCCATTTGCTTAGGAAATGCCACGACACCATACTGGGCCAGCGCTTTGCGAAGGTCTTCTTTGACCATGATGTTTACGAGAGGGATCGTAAATTCGATGACCCCGTCTTTGGGTAAGTGCAGCCTTAAGAGGGCTATCTCTTTCTCTACCGGGTCATCCATCCGCTTGACTACGTATATGTCGTGCTCATACACAAGCTGCGGCTCATCTTCTGTGTCATCGGGCAGGCGATAAACGCCCCCGTTCTTACCCCGGAAATAAGGCTGGAAATACACAGGCTTGCTATGCTTCCCTATTAGCTCATCTTCATCCGCTCCGTCCCCTTCCGCTTCTTCAATCTGGGCTATCTCCGCACCAAGCATGATGGGCGACTTGAACTTGCCCTTGTTGGGGCACTCATCGCAGCCACCCACGTTCTGCTTCTCGAAAGTCTCGCAGTGATGCGGACCCCCAATGTCTGCGGCCTTAGTCTCAGTCTCCTGATAGGAGTACTTGGGATGCTGATCCGACATCTTGTGGATCGCCTTCTCCCTATCCACGCAGTTTGTTGCAATGGATATAGCCGACCGCCACAGGTTGTAGTCGATGTCCGCTTGGTTCGTGAAGCAGTGCAGTAGCTGGTTGCAGCCGACACCCTCGACCGACTTCAACATGATGGTCTGGAACCGCTTAACACGGTTGCTCATCAACGATTCCATGAGCGGGCTTCTAGCTGGGAGGAAACTCCGATCCTCTTCAACCACTGGGGCGGGGGCACCCAAGATAGCCTGCATTGCGACGTAGTCGGTTACGTCATGCTCTGCGCTTACAACTGATACGTCTAGCTTTCCTCCATCCTTAAAGTTAAAGGTTCCTGGGATTCGCAGGACTCGGGACGCCTCAAATACAGAAGGGTCAATGATCAGCCCCTGCTCCAAGCACAGGTCTTTCAACCGCTTGGACAAAGGCTCCCACTCATTGCGCGGGATAGTTGCAGAGAGCATCCAATAGAAGTGCAGCCCCCTACCGGAGTCCACAACTATCGGCCTTGGCATACCTACAGCTTTACAGAACTTCTGGACTGCCTTAAGCCCAGTCTCCTGATCTATGTAGCCCTTAACGACTCCCTTGTCGTCAGGTATTGCCTTGCTCTCTCCGCAGTCAATGTCCATCCACAACGCACGGAAAAACTGGGCGTTAGCATGGGTGCGGTTATTTGCATCTCCATACTTGGCGCAACCAAAGTACACATCGAAGTTAGCATCTGCTAACCTCTTTGCTTCTGCGTCTACTTCCTCCTTGGCGTCCCAAAATGTCTGCTTAGGGAATTTCCCCCCTAACAACCCCAACACGCAGTACCGCCCGTCTAACGGCAGCACGGTGTCCAATAGGTCGAATTGCGTCATCTAGTTTTTTATAGAAGCGCGAAAGCAGTGGGGCCGAAGCCCCACACCGTCAACGCTGATTGTTGTAGAGCTAGAAGCTCAGTCTTCGCTGCTCCACGCGGAAACAACGCTAGCCAAATTCTTCTTGGCTGGGACTTCAGCAGGCTCTACTTTCTTGGAGGGACGCTTAACCGGCTCTTCCACTTCCTCTTCCACCACTGCTGCCTTTGGCGCAGTGACAGGCTTAGCCGCCTCAATCGCTATCGGCTTCTTCACGACCCCGTCGGCTTGGGAGGGAGTCATGCTGATCAGCGCTTTGGTTTCCGGGGTATCGGCCACACGCTGAGAGACTTCATACTCGTGACGGTTGATGTACCGTGTGGGAGTGAACAGCACCGACTGGTTGTCGTTGTTCTCATTGAAGCTGATCTGCGTGACGATCTGGTCGATGCTCCGGCCATTGCTGCTCAAGTACTTTGCGTAGCTCTCAAAGGTGTGGGCGTTGTCCACATCCCCCGCGCCGAACAAAGATTTCGACGCCAAGTTCATCTGGTACACCTCACCCTCCAGATTGGTATCAAAGTCTTCAGCAAGCAAGACAGCAATACGCCGGGAGTAGCGGCAAGCTTTTGACTGCCCCTGGCCCGAACCCTTGGTGTTCTGGTCGCAGCTATCGCACCGGCTGCTCTGCGGGTTGTTAGCCTTGGGGTCAGGGGTGCGCCCATCGTTGGAGAAGCAGTCAGGTGCAGTCGGCTCAGCATCCGCACTCCACGCCTGCGCGTAGAAAATACGACCCACTTGTGGCAGGGTATTGACGATGACCACATCGAGGTTGCCCTTGACCTTGCCCATCTCCTCGCCGCCGACAACCTTGCGGAAAATCCCGTTCTTGGGGACGATACGCTTGATACGGGCACGACCAGCGATCTGCTTGGTCAGTTCACTAACGCCTGCGTTTTGCAGGAAGTCGGGGAGTTCTTGCTTGCTGAATAGGGTTACGTTGCTCATTCTATGTTCCTTATTTTGCTCGTCTAACGACTACGGTAAATTCTCTATCGACATTCAGTCCGATAGGAAGAACGTCGGGGTTCTCTTCCAGAAACTGCCGCATGTTTGTCTGATGCAGTCTCTTCTCTAACAGGTCGAATGCGTCATGGTCCTTAATGAACGTCCGCATCGAGTCCCAGTCATTCGTCCAGTACCTAGTCTTGATCGACCGGATGATGGTGCCCATCTTTGTCCTGATGCTCTCGGCAGACATGCGCTTGCACACATCTAGCATCTGCTCTTCAAGAAGTTTCATCTCCTCCTGAATCGCGCCGTCCTCACTGTCAAATTTATGTTTTAGGTCACTCCTCTTATCTCTCATCTTGATGTACACCTCTGTAATTTTGTCCAGAGATATGTCTTCGACCACTGCTTCGTCTTCCACTAACGGCTCCTTTGCCTCTGATGTTACGTTACGTCTTGAGTGTACGGGGGCACTTTGCTTTGTCAAGCGGTGTCTGCTAATTCTTGACGGTACAAGTCAACTATTTGCGCGTGGTTGCTGATGTTGTTGCGCAGCATCTTGTACAGCTTGTCCTCTACGGGACTGCCCTTGATGTGTACGATGGTCATCGGGTTGCGTTGCCCAGGTCTGTCGATGCGGGCATTGCCTTGCAGGTACGTCTCCACGCTTGTGACGGGCGCGTACCAGATGATCGTGTTCGCAGCAGTGAGGGTCAGCCCATGCGATGCGGCCTTGGGTTGCACGATCAACACCCGTGGGTTGTGCTTGCCTTGGAAGTCGGCGACTATAGCATTACGCCGGGGCACCGACACCTCGCCGTTCAAAATTTCACATGTGATGCCTGCCTTCGTTAGGTACTCGTAGACCATCTGTATCACATGGGTGAAGGGCACGAACACGATCACCTTGTCCGTTGCTTCCTCAATCACTTCCTTCACTGCATGTAGCCGATTCTTTACGTCGAACTCCACGACCTCCCCGGTACTTGTGTAGACTGCACCGCAGGCAAGCTGTAGTAGCTTGGTCAACAAAACAGCAGCGTTAACGGAAGTGATCTCTTCTGTACCTGCGGTTATGAGTCGGTCCGACTTGAGTTGTTTGTAGTACTTGACTTGCTGCGGAGACATGGGGGCTTCTCTGTCTACGTGGGTCACTGCTGGTAGGTCGAGACACTGCGACTTCTCAAAGCGGATAGCAGGTTGTAGAATTTTATGCACGATGTCCTTCGCCCCAGGCTTGGGTATCCATCGGTACGGCCCACCCGGAGTCATCACCATGTCCCTGAACGCCCCGAAGAACTGCGGCACTCCCTTGGGATTGACTAACTTGGCTAAGCCGAATGCGTCCACCGGGGACTGAGCGGCAGGCGTGCCAGTCAGCATCCACAACCCTTTGACATGCTTGCAGATATCCCGGAGTGTCTTCCACCGATCTGTCTGCACGTTCTTCATCGCCGACGCTTCATCGATAACGATCAGGTCAAACCCACCCTTGATGATTTCATCCTTGACGATCTGCATTCCATCAAAGTTGATGATGGTGTACTCAGCCCCACTCGCTATGATCTGCTTACGCTTTGCGGAAGCTCCGTAAGCAACTGCTACCTTCCGGTGTATGGCGAACTTGAACAAGTCTAGCTGCCATGCTGAGTGCATGATGGACAGGGGGCATACGACTAGCACCCGCCTGACTAACCCTAGGTTCATCAGGTGGTCGGTTGCCCAGATAACTGATGCTGTCTTACCCGTACCTTGCTCATTGAAGCAGAAGGCTTTGCGGTTCGTTACTAGAAACTCTGCGGTTTCTTTCTGATGGTCGAAGGGTTGGAACCCCTCGGGCCGAGGCCACGTATATCCTTCAAGACATTCCACTCATTCACCTTTTTTGTGTAGGTTCCGGCTGCGGTTCTTAGCGGGGGCTTCTAAGAAATAGCCATCACTGTTGCTACCCCCTTTTGCTAGTGCCTTGACATGCGAGACATCCTTACCCGCACGACTGACACCCTTCTTGTCTAGCGTTCGGCGAGCGCGTTGCCGCTCCATCCGATCTTCATGTTCGCCACGGGCAACCTGCTTCTCGTACTCATGCTTGTAGGGGCGCGGGGATTTGGTATATGCCATGATTAACTCCGGTTATATTCACAAGTTCTTACGGGACAGAACCCACACAGTGGACCGTGGACTGGGTTCCATACACCATTATCTAACGCAGTTTCCAACCGTTTAAGACTGGGAAGGGCAGAGCTAATGTAGTCCTGCTTCTTCTCTATAACGTGCTTCTTCTTGACAAACTCATTGCTCACAACAAAGAGCAGCATTGACTTGATCGTCTTGATCTGGGGGAACTTAGCAAAAACTGCTACCGCCATGTAGTCCAACTGCTTGGTGTCCGCGTACCGTGCGTTCTTGCTGGTCTTGTAATCAACCATGTACGCAACGTTGTCGGCGACGATCAGCAGATCAATGATCCCGTGCCACCAAGCTTCCGGTGCGTCAAACTCGCAAGTGCCGAGATCGTCGGTTAGACCTAGCTCTAGCTCACAGTACTTGTCCCCCTTGATGTCGTCCAGTGCAGCAATCAAAGGTGCCGCGTAAGAGAACCGGGGGTCGAGCGGAGTCCCGTCCCTGATGCTTACTTCTGCGGCAGTGTGGAACTCCTGCCCGTACAGCGCTGCTTTATGCTGCGAGTCAACGATGTCCTTAGCTACCTTTATGTGGTAGTACTTCCTAGGGCACTGCTGAAATGTTTTTAAGCTGCTGTACGACCAAGTAGGTAAACCCATCAACACTCTCCGTAGCTATCACCATATCCCGACTCACAATTAAGCGGGAGTTCCAACGCCCACTTGGGCCTGATCTTCATACACATCTCGACGTATTCCCTGGCGGTGTCGACTTCCTTCTCAGGGACAACGCAAGTGATAGCATCATGCACAGTCATCACCACCCGGTACTTGCGGGCAACCATCAGCATCTGCTCACCAATGATGATCCGGGCAAGGGCTTGGCAAATGTTCTCCACTGCCTTACCACCGTATATCCTGGTGAGCAGTACAGCTTTACCCCGCTTGGTGTCATACACCAGCCCCGTTTCCTGTGTCTCTGGGTCAGTGTGTGACCGTAGGTTGGGGTACTTCAGCCGTAATCCATTGGGCAGGAGAATGCCTTGCCTGCCATCTACCCCTAACACGTTAGGGCGACCCAACGTAGTGGACTGATCATTCCCTATGGCTTTGAGTGCTTTCTGTGTGCTCGCCCACAAGGCGACGATCTTAGGGTAGGTCTTGCGGTAGACATCGATGATGCGTTGTGCTTCAGCTAAATCCATCACCACATTCATAGCAGCTAGCTGCGTCTGGAACTTCGCTGCGCCCATCCCATACCCACAGCCTAGGATAGTTGTCTTACCCACAAAACGTTCTTGCTTAGAGATGTCCGCCTCTAACTTGTTGTAGATAGCAGATGCCATGATCTTGTAGACATCCTGCCCATCTTCAAACGCCTGGGTCAAATCATCCTGCTCGGCCAGCCACGCCAAGGTGCGAGCCTCGATCTGTGACGAATCCGAATCGATTATTTTATACCCTATCGGGGCGCGGATGGCATTCTTTAGCTCCCCACTGCGCGGAAGATTGTGGAGGTTGATCTTGTCGTCACCACCCCACCGCCCGGTGTGTGCAGCGTAGTAGCGCAGGGGCACTGGTATCGCTCCGCGCTGGGCAATGCCGATGAACCGTTGAACCCGTGACTCAGCCAACGTGGACTTAGTCCCCAGCCTAGCAGCAACTAGAGCCTGTATTATTGGACTCTCATGCTCAAGCAACGCCTTCAAGCCTTCGTCGGTCTTAGCGAATGCGTATGTCTCCCTGCCTGTCGTGAGGCTGATCTTCATCGGAGGCTTGACGCCCCAGCCTATCAGCAACTCGGCGAACTTGGGGTTGCTGTTCAACGTCCCTTGGTCGGCAGAGATCGCCTTCATCAAAGCTTTCTTGGCGTCATCCAAGTCTACCTTGTGGTGCTCCAGCACATCAGCATCAAGCAGGAGGACTGGCTCGGCGAACATCTTTACCGTCAGGTCGATCAGGCGAAGCTCGGACGGGGGGAAAGCTTCCATTGCACAGAACAGCGCGTAGGTAATAGCTACGTCATTCCGGCAGTACTCCCCGTAGGTGTGCAGTTGCTCGGGAGTGAAGTCGGCGCGTCTCTTCCCAAGGGCGTTGACCACCTCGTCACCCTTAGTCCCCACCCCATAGTGCTGGGCCAGCGCAGCCAAGCTACCACCAACTTCACTACCATGCAACGCCCTGCCCATGCTCAAGGTGTCGAGCCACCCAGCCGGGACAATCCCAAAGTACCAACTCAGGATAGCCGCATCGAACATGGTGTTGTGCGCCAGGACTAAGTTGCTCGCTATGTCGTGCTGCTGCAAGAAGTCCTTGATCTCCTTGCGCGTACCTGAACACCAGACAGGCTCGCCGTCATCCTCCTGCACACTGACCCCAATAACCTCAAACTCATCCCCACGGACGTACTCCTCCGTGGTCATCTTGGTCAAGCTGTACTGCGGACTGTAGAACGTCTCAAAGTCTATCGTGTAGATTTTCATATGCTAGCCAGTAGCTTCTCAAGGCTATCCAAAGTATCTTCGTTGACGATCACCGCCATCCCCCCTGCCGTGTGTATGCTACACAAGTGCTTGTCCTGAAGGGCAGTGGTCTTGCCCTTGCCCGCCTTCGCCTCGATTGCCAGGAACCTACCCTTTACGCAGCACAGGAAATCAGGGACACCTGAGTTGCCAAAACTTGTACCTATTGGCATGGCGTAGTAAGCTCCAAATTTTGTCAGTATCTCCTTGATCTTCTTCTTGACCTTGGACTCAGGAGTCGCCGCCAACGGAAACCTCCCTCTGTGCGACGTTGTCGGCGATGTATGCCGTAAGAATCTCCCGCATCTTCACTTGCTTGGAGGTAGGGTATTGCGCATCGAAGTACTCCAGCACATGCTTGGGCAACCGGATGCTCGTGCAGACTAACGCTGGCCGCTTACCTGGGCCACGCCCCGCTCGCTTAGGCTTGGGGAAGAGTTCTTGTTGTTCGTTCATTTGGTTTTCCTTACTCTAGTATGTCAACCCCTGCCATGCGGGCAGCGATCTCAACGGTACGCATTTCACTGCGCAGCTTGCTTGCGTTTGTCTTTGCCATAACTCGCAGAGCGATAGCGCAGAAGGTTTCGATCCCAGCCCATGCGTCTTCGATATGCACGAAGTCCCCATCAAGCGCCAGGACATGCGACCGCATTGTCAGCAGGTCTACAAGCAACGCCTCCTTGATCGCCTCATTCGCTTCCTTAGTCGGCTTCATGCGGGTTCCTATAAGTGAAGTGATTCGGTACTGTACTAGTAACCCCCGTTGGAGCAAAGTTTGTGTACGACAATGAAATAGATGGGGTCAAAGTCTCTACATGATGCCACCAACCTACTGGCACAAACAACGTCTCCCCCGGCTTGACAATAACGTCGATGATCCGTAGCTGTTTGGACAGAGGGTAAAGAACTTCATCGTCTGCATCAAACTTCAACTTACTAAAGACTCCAATGTGGTTGTACATCAAAGGTGTCTGCAAGGGTGACACTAACTGCCAACGCTTCTGGCCCACAATCTGGGTATGCATTAGCTGCATGGTGTCGTGATGCACGGGTGTGATTACCCCCTCCCCACCCATCCAAAGCAATGACTCGTTAGGTAGTCGGCTGCGGTCAAACAGAAAATCGGGGAGAGAACCAATGTCATCCAACAACGGTGCCAACGCTGGCTGTTTTAAGGCATGATTGTTGGCAGTCAAGTATTGGTTATTACCAGCACTACCATCAAGCACTGAGGTAACGAAGTCGCGCATCCGAACCCGCCGCTTAAGCTTTGGCGAATTGATTTCGTAGTTGGGGTCTTGATCCCGTCCTGATTGAATCTCAATCATTGCATCCCCAAACTTATCCGCGAAGTACTCGGGAGTCCAAAGCTTTAACGCGGGCCAATCCTGTGCTAGCTTGGTTAAGATTACTGGGCGACTACCAAAATAGTACTTTGCCAGAAACTTAGCGGGGGACAACGATGAGACTCGCTCCATAGTGCTAGTGTGACCAGCCGCCCATTGCTCTATTTGTAAGCTCGCCAAGATGCTCACTACTGATTCCAGCTTATGCAGTGCTTGCGCCTGCTTAAGAGCGACTGCTTCTACTACGATTTGCTGGGCTGCGCTAGCCTCAACCTTCGCAGCCGTCATGGTCGCTACCAAATCTTTAGGCTCACACCCCCTGAACAAATTGTCTACTGTCCAGTTAACCCACTGTTTCATAGGAAATCTTTCCATTGCCACACGCTGTTGGGTGCGTGGAGCCTATTGGGATTGGTCGGTGTAGCTGCTTCACGGGCTTTGAGCTTCTTCACAAGCATACGCTTTGCTTCACGCGTCTTCTTGAGCATCTTAGCTTGCGCTATTGCGTCCTCGCGCAAAGCGTCGTAGAACTGCGGCTCAACCCACAGCATACCGTACATCTTCAGCACTCCAAGCCTGCGGTTGATTGTCAGCAGCCTACTTGTCTTGTCCTTGCTGAATCTTATCAACGTTGCTATCTCTGCGCGGCGCAGCCCATTGGGCAACCCCATAACAACAGAAGCACAGAGTGCAACGTCTGGGTTGTCGTCTTTAATCTGGGACATTACACGCACTGCGCCATATAGTTTAAATACCACAGGGCTTTATTGATCGACTCGTCACCACCCTTGTGCTTTTCCCGCCAGATGTACTTGAGCGCGTTGCCTTTGCAGTAGCCCCGGAACTCTTCCTCAGTCAGCGCAGACTGGATTGCCTCGATGCACTCAATCTTGCCTTGCGTGTAGTGCTCGGGGTTATTGACCGGGTCGGAAGGTCCGGTTGTGAACAGTGGGGCTGCTGCAGCTTTATCGTAGTATGTCATTTTCCGTCGTCCGTCATTGAGTTTATGTGTCTGATGGCGCATTCGTAGTGACGCGGACCAAACGTCCAACATTCCGGCGAGTGCGTACCAACCCATCCCTCCCTATCGTCTTGGTAAGTAAGTCGCTTCTTGAGAGTGGTAACTTCAGCCAACGCGAAAGCTGTCGCATTGACAAGGTAGGCGTTTGCTTTGCTAAGTTTGTCGTTTTCGGCAAGTGCGTCTCCTAAGAGTAGGTCCAACTTACGTTCGGTTTCAGTCATCTCACCCTCACTAAAATAACACCAATAAGTACGCCAATCAAACCACCAATCAGCCCACTACCAAATGCAAGTAAAATTTCAGTCATGTGTTCTTCTCCATTTCTTCCTGCTTAACTTTACAAGAAATTATCATGTAGTCATAAAGCTCCGGGTCTTTTTCGGCAAGCTTCTTCATAAACCTTGTAATCCAATCCCCGTCGCTTTTGTCATCCATTACGCTCAACATGAGCGCTGATATTTCGGCTCTGTTCATCATGTGTTCTTCTCCTTAAGCGTTGACTCGGTCATCCGCACTGCCCATTCAACACTTGGTGCGTTTTCAACAATGGTTTTTACGTCTCGTTCAGTCAACCCCTGCCATTGGGGCAGGGGTCTGTTATCTTCGCTAGTCCAGATCGTACCGCCCACGGCTTGCCATGCGTAGGGTTCAGCCACCGTTCTTCTCCTTAAGCTTTGCTTCTGCTTCTCTAATAAACTCCACAACATCACTCTTGAACGCAATCACATATTTTGTGAGTTTATTTACATCAGCCTTCGTCAGCCCCTGCCATTGGGGCTTCGTGTATAGCGGCAAAGCTCGTTGGTCCTCTTTAATATCGGTTGGGTTATCGGTTACATACACAGATTTACCGTCTTCTGTGTAAACCATCCATGCTACTGGTTCAGTCATGTGTTCTTCTCCTTGGGTTCAATCCAAAACAACTCCCCAATCTGCTCTGCCGTGTACGTGCCAAAATCGTCATTGCCCCACTTAACAAGCGCTTTGCCGGTGGTGGAGGTGGCCTCTACAGTGCACAGTTCGTCGGTTTCAATGCATCTCAAGATGTCGCCTCGGTGCAAAGCCAACTCCCTTGAACAGGCGTAGCAAAGCTTGGCTCGCTTGCACGTTTCCCCGCAGTCCCCCTGCGATTTTGTGTACAACGGCACATCGTCTTCGCGGGTCTTGTGGTTCCAGATCGTACCGCCTACCGCCATCCATGCGTAAGGTTCGTTCATTGCGCTCTCCGGTGAACATATACCGATACTCCCGTATCGGGGTCTGTGTAATCTAATTCAGGTTCGCACCAGCAGGTTTCGCTATCAATGTGTTCAGGTTCGGGTAGGTCTTCCTCCCCTTCAGTTTTCCCCCAGTCGCATGACATTACGGTTTCTCCTTCCTATTCCTTGCCAGCGTAGCAACAATGTTTGCCTCTAGTATGCCCTGCTCATACCCCATCAAGAACATCTCTACAAACATCCATTCGTAACACCGGGCAATGACAACATCCTTGCCGTAAGGCTCTTTTTGCGCAACGACATTGATGGTGTTATTGCCATCCCCACGCTCAAGCCGAAACCCATTTTGTTCGGCCCTGTCTTTGCACCATGCAATGCGGGATTCAATGATCCAAGGGTTTGGGTTAACGCTCATGGCTCAATCCCAAAGTGGTTCATTATCAAAGACTTAACGGTATCGCCGCAGTAACATTCTTCCGCCAACTCGGCGCACTCCATGATGATGCGGTCGGCAAACTTCTGCACGTTGATGTAGTCAGCGCAACATTCCTCCCGCCCACGGTGGTCAACGGTAACGTCAAACAGCCCTTCCATAAATGCTCGGATTCGTTCGTTCATGGCTCAAGCCCAAAGCGTTCGTGCATATCATTCACCAACTCAACTGCCCATGTTGGCGCTGCATACTGTGCAGCTTCATTTTCAATCATCTTGATACATTCCAGCACAATCAACTTGGCTAG